CCAGTACCCTTCTCTATTACAACGAAAGTGAATTTAGTCACCCCGAAGAGCTCACAATAAATCCACCCTTGCATATCGTAGTGCCAAGTGTACTTAGCCGCTCTCTCCCAACCATCTAACTTGCTAGTGGTCTTAAGATCAACAAGGTGACCATCCTTAAGGTAATCAGCCTTACCTCTAAAGGGTAGGCCAAACAACTCACCAATAGCAGGTGTCTCTGCTGTACCTCCAGTGAATAGTTCATTAGCGTGACTGTTGAACCTAATAGCATTACAAAGTTCATTAGCCTTATTAAGTTCACTAGTGAGCATAACCTCCTTACCCTTACTTTTAGCTTCTTCTTGTGCTGCTTCAAAAGTCTTTGTCCTCCTACTACCTATATTGACAAAATCATATTTATCATTTAGTTTCTCCTCCTCAAGTACAACAGTGTGTATCAGCCTACCTTCCCTTAATGGAGGTGCGTCTGAATTAACTTCTTTTGTTTTATTGAAGTACGTCTTTGGTGATTTGTATAAATATTTAGCTGATGAAGACGATAAGGCATTCTGACCTAGATAGCCATAATAGAAGGAGTCATCATCCATCTTCTTAAGGATTTCATCTACATTCCATTCTTTACCGTCAAATAGTTTAATTGTTTTCATACAACTAAGCTAATCTTTTTTTTAGATATACACAATTATTTATCGGTTAAATCTTTTTCATTCATATGTGCCTTTAGGATATATCCGTCTAATGGACTGATAGCTGCTATAGCTCTGTATATCTTTCTACTCATTAGCTTCACAGCTTTCTTTTGTGTCACTGTTGAATCTATCCCTAGATTGGTGTACATCCAAGCATCCTCTCTTAGGAGCTCATCAACTTTTCTTTTCACTGTCCAGGTCTTGTACCCCTGAATCTTTCTTATCTTCTCGTCGGTTATCATTTTCTTTTTCCTCTAATTTTTCTATTTTGTATAAGGCTACCGCCAATGCTTGTTGAAGGATTTTAATGTCCTTTTGCATCATTATAAGACTAGCTTCTTTCATCCCTGTATATTTGATTGCATACTGCAAACCTTTGGTCTACAGGTCTAAATTCTTTAATCATCTCTGGATTGATCATACACCTTTGTATGAACTTCTGTTGAGTTTCCTCTGCTGTTGGTTTTGGTAGTGGCATATTATTTTCCGTTTATAAAATCTAAGAACAACTTTATTATCAATATCACTGAGGCAAATCCTGCTAGATATATTATAAAGTTAATTATATCTAAAATCATTTCTGTGATTTAATTTTCTCTATATACAATATTGCATCCATAAGCTCCTCTTGTAAATGATTAAGGAATTTATAGAATCCATCAGGGGAGTCGTGCAAAGTAGTACCATACTTATCAATACCTTTCTTACTCCTATCCCTCATAACACTTATAACCTTTTCGACTATAAGGTCCTCTGTTCTGTGCTCGTAAGTGGAGTCCATAGTCCATCTATCTCCGAACTGCATCTCCACCCATTTCTTTAAACTATCACTCATAACACTTCAGCATCAATCACCTCAAGTAAGGCAATCTCTTTATCTATTAAATTATTATTTGCAAACTCAGTTGTAGCCTTAATCTTCTTAGTAAACCACTGAGGATCAACATTATATAGATTCCACCTATAAACCCCTTCTGGAGTAGAATTAATATAGATAGGTATGTCTAGGTTGTCCTGGCATTTAAGGACCATAGCATCATACTTCTTCTTCTCTATAAGTAATGCATCAAAGTGCTTACTTCTGCACTTAAGTTCTATTCTGTGAAATGTAATCGGACTGTAACAATCCCACCTACTCATTTGGCTTTTAGCCTTGACTAGATCGGGATAATGATCTTTTCTTAGATATTCGAAAAGCTGTTGTTCAATCAAGATATTCTTTATATAGTCTCTCCATTTTTTTAATCCTGTTCAATACACAGGAACCACACCCACTAGGCTTGTCAGAAGTATTAAACACTCTATTGTAAATAGTGTAAAGCTGCTTAACAGTACCTGCATCTACCGTCTTAACGGCCCATAACTCATCAGAGAAAATATCTGATAAATAATCAAACTCTTCCTCAGTAAAGCAATTAGGTTTATTATAAGGGAAAAGGTAATTGAGCTTCTCCTTACGTTTATCACAGCCGCAGTCTTCACCGGCTACAAACTCTACAGCCTTCTTAATACCTGTAGCCTTTGTCAGCTTCTCAATACTATCACCTACTCCAGATGAACTGCTCTCATATCTAGCAACCCATTCTTTGTAGCGTTTAGTTCTTTTGTCTTTTGGTTTTGGGGGGATTTGATCTTCATTACTCATATCTTATTGTTTAAAAAATACATATACATATTAACTATCTCTCTTGAGGATTTACCCTCTAAGTCTTCATACATTACGTTGAACCAATCTATGAAGTCTAGCAATTCATCTTCCATTACTTTGGGTCTATTAGATTAAAATCTCCATTCAGATAGTCTTCAAAGTCTTCACCGAACTTACTCTTAAGTATTTCCTTGTAATTCTTACAACTATTAAAAATGGATGTAACGGATATCTTAGTTTCCTTAGCGAGTTTACGCATACTCATATCCGTCTTATAATATAGCTTAAATAGCTTTTTATCATACCAGTGATCCCAAGACTCCACCTCTTCATTTATCTTCCTTAAAATTGAAGCCTCGGCCATTTCCTTCTCATAATTCACCTCTTCATAAATGATATTATCACTAGTATTAAAAACATATTCGCTGTCGTAATTGTCTATTCTGTAGACAACATACTTAGACTTAGCTTTAGAGTAGTCACTCCAGAGATTCTTTATCGTTATGTAAACATAAAACTTATTAATCTCTGTTTCATTATACATTATCTTCTCAGGATTATCCACATACTTGTTTAGCCTTAGATAAGTCTCGTGAACAAAGTCCTCGACTATATCTTCAGGTATGCCAATAGACAGACCCATAGCTATCCAAACATTATGGTTTTTACTGAGAATCTCTAACATTTAATGGTATGTGTATAAAAACTATCCCTAGACTAATTCTAAGTAGATCAAAGACTAAATCACCCTCCTCGAAAGAAGAGTGATGTATGTCCTCTAAATAATCAATTCCAAAAAGGAATCCTTTAATAAATTCTAATTGTATATTCATATTGCATATTTAAGTTTCTTTATGACTACCATCATTATGTATACCCAAAGCATACTAGTCATCATAAAGCCGGTCAATAATAGTCCGTAAGTAAAAGTCTTTTTAATCAATTTTCTCATTTCTTAGATTCTTGGTTCTCTAATATTAGTTCTACAACTCTATCACATTCCTTTTGGTTCTGTGGTTTATATAGAGTGTACGCAGGAAACTGTTCAGCAATTAATCTTTTAAACAATTTCCATCTCATAGGGAATGACTCATTAGCTCTACCCTTCGTCTCAATTATAAAATCTTCACCGATAAAGTCCGGTGTGTACTTAATTGGTAATATCCTTTTAGAACCTCTATTTCTAAACTCACCTTTATTATTGGCTTGTCTCTCATAAGATTCATTAGGGAAATCAAATCTATCTATAAGGATGAATGTCTCACCTTCATATTCAGCTTTGATTTTATTTTTCTTTAATACCATATACATATATCTCTCTAATCCCGAAGCAAACTTGATTCCGTCATATGTTATCTTCTTTGCTTGTACTGGACCTCTCTTCCTAGATTTTCCTTTCCTCATTCGTCAATTCTCCGTATTAGTGCAAATAATAGCACTATTAAGATAATGAAAAACGTAACATATAATATCATATTTTTAAATATTTATCCTTGTCTATTTCTTCTGGGATAGTCTCTAGTATATTAGGTAAACCATAATTGTCTACCTCAAAAGCAAATTTGTCAAAAGAGAAGCCCCTGCTCCGCATACATTTGACTATTGCTATATTTTTTTGGTCTGATAACTCTAATGCTATTTGTGTCTCTGCTTTCTTCTCTAAGAATGAACCTAAGTGCCCGGTAGGTTTCTCTGAGTTCCAATTCGAATGAATTGCTGTGATTATATGGATATTCAGTTCTTGAGTCCATTTCATTAAGTATTGAACGACTTTACTTGATTCCTTTAGATCATTACTGTCTAACATCAAATCGACAATACCGTCTATTATAACTAACCCAATATCAGGTGTATTGTTCAAGTGCCAATCAATAAAGTCTAATCTTTCCATTGGGGAATACTGTCTAAGGGCATAGGTAAGGTAGT